CTTGGTTCAAAATAACCTGGAAGGTCACGAGGGCCCTTGATAGTTGTTATCCTATCAACCTCTACCCGAACTCACAACCGTGAGCGTTGTGTTATATAGCTTGTGTTGCAGATTCCTCCAGAACATCAACCATAGGGAGACCAATCCCCAACCCGCAGGACGGAGCAAAGCTAATGCTCCCGCGATGATTGACCACTATAACACCTTACGTTACCCTAATTTTATGTCAACGCTAATCAAAACTCATTAATTAAGTTCGACGGAAACCACTGAAGTGGATATCCACTTCAAGTTGGAACACCATAACAGCTACATTTAACACAGGGACTTCATTACGTCCGAACATTTGGATAACACCAGCTTGACTGAGTGCAGTAGCTTCACTAGTGGTAGTGGAGCACAGCCTCCATTCATTATAATAATGGGAAGCATTCAACTCAATTCCAGCTATTTCGGTAACTTGTGCTACATCAGCATGCAAGCTGCTGGCAACGTCACCTAATCCCACAGGGGGATTGGATGTATACGTGTCATCAGGTTGATAGCCTAGTGCTACATATCCACCGGATGTGGCAGCAGTAACTGGTACCAACTGAGCCACTATTCGTGTGATCATAAAATGCGTGTATTGTGCTTGCAGCCCAATAAGTAAAGGGAAAATGTCCCCCAATGCAAAATACCCTGATGCAGCGATTGTGCCTGGTCCTAATCCCAAAATCCAACTAGATCCATTAGTAACGGAATTGGATAGTGATTGACTAGTTTTGAGACGCAATGCTACTTCATCCCCCTTCATGCGATAGATGGGTGGTAATGGCACTACTTTGGTGCTGGGTGCGCCAGGTTTCAACTTCTTGCGCCCACGCTTGGTGGGTGCCGTTCCAGTAGAAGTCTGGTTCTTCATATTTGGCTTAACTTGTTGTTGTTTTGATTTCATGGTACTTCGGAAATTCGTTTGGTCAGAGCTTAAAACTCAAAAGAGTATTGGATTTGGAATCTCATCATAAGATCCTACTACCGAACCATCATATTCAGCACTTAAAGTGCTAAAATATGCTTCGAGAGCAACCTGGTGGTCAGGGAGGATACCCCAGGCCTTCCATACTCCATATCTAGCGTCAGCATTGATCTCTTCCTCCGTGCGATCAATGCCCTCCCGCATTCGGGCGGTACCCGAATGTAGCAAAAGCATCTCACCGAATTTCGTCCTCATCGTGCCGTTCTTTTTCAAACCCTTGTAAAACTCATTGATGACTGGAACTCCCCGGGTGAGGGATATACCGCAGTCTCCAATAGCCCCTAGCCATTCACGCATCTCCGTTTCGTTACGGAGAGGCAGTAGGCATAGTGTATCCTTGTGCAGAGCAACTGGTATATTACGTACCATAGTCCAACCATTGACAGTGTTGATTGGATGCATCTGACAAAATTCGATCTCTTCTATGTCATAACAGGGGGGTTCTACTTCCATACGGAACCCTAACGCAAGAAACCATTCCTTCAACCCTACTGAGAAGGTTGCCAGTTCCTCACGTTCCATCATGACCACACAGTCGTCTCCGTTGTTCATTAGTTTGACTTCAACTCCCTTTAATTTAGCATAACAGTACACCATAGCGCACATGATTATACAATTTCCGAGAGCAGTATTCATATCACCAGAACAGCGGCCTCCGACTTTAGTGTATTTCAGCTTTCCATCATCACAATAGCCCTTCCCGACATTG